TTTGACCAATGAACAGGCAAAATACATTGGTGTTTCTGCTCAAGGTCCATACAAACCTGATACCTATCGCTATTGACCATTGTGTGATTTAGTGTTATAATTACTCACAGGAGAACTATTATGCAAGACAAATCTTTTAACGGCGAGCAAAAAATCAAACTCACGCAAATCATCAACGAGGGCATGCAAGTCATGCACGAAATTGAAACACTACAAGGTGGTCTTAGCGACACAGTCAAGGCAGTGGCCGAAGAGCTTGAAATCAAACCTGCTATCTTGAAGAAAGCCATCAAGCTGGCACACAAGGCTGAGTTTGGTAAAGAAAAGAACGATCACGCATTGCTTGAAACTATTTTGGAAACTGTGGGCAAGACACTGTAATGTCGGTCCAGTTGCTTATCCATAAATTTGGTAAGAAACAACTACAGGGAAAGTATTGCCTTACACCGTTTAATTCTGTGCATATTGCATTCAATGGTGATGTCAGGATGTGTTTGTGTCCGGCATGGCAAACTATCCCAATAGGCAACATACTACAACACAATCTTGATACTCTTTTAAATAGCTCTTTGGCTAGACAAGTTAGACAATCGATCATTGACGGCACATACGATTTTTGTAATGAAAAACAGTGCCCGATATTGATCAATGATCAGCTCAACACCATTGACACAGTGCCTGATAACATACGTTATCAATTAGAGGACAACACAAGATATGGCATGCCATATGAAATAGTGTTAACGGGTGATTTAACGTGTAACCTCAGTTGCCCTAGTTGCCGAAAAGCAGTTATCAAACTGGATGAGTCACAACGACAGCAACAGCAGGACATTGCTAATACGCTGTACAACAATATTTTTTCAAAGCCCACTGATCAACACATACGATTTATGCCTGGCGCGGCTGGAGAAATTTTTGGTAGCGCAATGATGTTGAGCATGTTGAGTAAATTAAATTTGCAGGACTTTCCCAACATAAAAATAACATTGCACACCAATGGACTGTTGGTTGAAAAGAATTGGGACAAGATAGCTCATCTTGCATCAGCAATTGACAATATCACAATATCCATTGATGCATGTACTGCGCCAACGTATGAAAGTGTGCGTCGTGGTGGTAAATGGCCTGCACTGTTGTCAGCATTAGAATTTATTTCTAGTAAAAAACAACAATTTGGTTTTGACTGGCATGCTAGAATGATTGTTCAAAAAGAAAACTATCAAGAAATTCCTGAGTTTTATAATTTTTGTAAATCATACAATATTGATCGAATTGAGTATTCTAGATTGCTAGACTGGCATAGTTGGTCAAGAGAAGAGTTTTTAAAGAATGATGTGCTTGATATCAATCATCCCAATCGGACCAAGGCCTTGGAAAAAATACAATCAATTCAAGCACTACCTGGCACATGGATTGAAGGTGATTTTAACTAGCTGTATTCAAGCCTTGATAATTAACAATGAGTCGCTGGCATAACCAGCATGTATAACGGTCAAGCGGGCCATAAATCGCAGAAAGAAAAATGAGTTACATTGACGCACTTTACGATCGTGAACGTGATCGCATACACCTAGTGGGACGCCGAGAAGGTGAACGCTACTACGAAGAATTCCCAGCAACATACATCTTTTATTACGACGACCCACGTGGTAAGTTTTGTAGTCTTTATGGTAATCCTGTGTCAAGGTTCAGCACCAGAAACAACAAAGAGTTCCGTAAAGAAATGGCCATGAACAAGGGCAGAGATTTGTACGAAAGCGATATTAATCCTGTGTTCCGTTGCTTGGAAGAAAACTACAAAGGACAAGACGGTCCCAAACTGCACACAGCATTTTTCGACATTGAGGTCGACTTTGATCCCGAGCGTGGTTACAGTCGACCTGATGATCCATTCAATCCCATCACTGCTATCTCTGTGTACCTTGACTGGTTGGATCAGTTGGTGACCTTGGTGATTCCGCCCAAACACATGAGCGCAGAAACCGCTCAAGAAATTGCCGGAGAATTCCCCAATACATTTGTGTTCTTTAACGAAGCCGAACTGTTGGATACATTTCTTAACTTGATCGACGATGCTGATGTGCTGAGTGGTTGGAACTCAGAGGGCTATGATATTCCTTACACAGTGAATCGTGTGACTCGTGTGCTCAGCAAGGACGACACAAGACGTTTTTGTTTGTGGAGCCAGATGCCCAAGGTGCGTATGTTTGAGCGGTTTGGTAGCGAGAATCAAACATATGACTTGATTGGTCGTGTGCACATGGACTATATGCAATTGTATCGCAAGTACACATATGAAGAGCGGCACAGTTACAGCTTGGATGCTATTCTCGAATACGAAGACTTGGGATCTAAAACTGCATATGAAGGCACCTTGGATCAGTTGTACAACAATGACTTTAAAACGTTTATTGAATACAACAGGCAAGACGTTAACGGACTGGCCAGCATTGACAAAAAACTCAGATTCCTTGACCTAGCCAATGTGTTGGCACATGAGAACACAGTATTGTTGCCCACAACAATGGGTGCAGTGGCAGTGACTGAGCAGGCCATTATTAACGAAGCTCACGAACGTGGCATGGTTGTTCCCTCACGTAAAAATCGTTTCAACGAAGAGGACACGCAAGCCGCTGGTGCTTATGTTGCGTATCCCAAAAAAGGCATCCACGAGTATATTGGATCCATTGACATTAACTCACTGTATCCGTCGGCTATTCGTGCGCTGAACATGGGTCCAGAAACAATTATTGGTCAGTTGCGCCCTGTAATGACTGATAGATATATCAAAGATAAAATGACTGGTGGTGCAAGCTTTGCTGGTGCCTGGGAGGGATTGTTTGGTAGCCTGGAATATACGGCTGTGATGGAGCAACAGCGTGGTGCAGAGATTACCATTGACTGGAAAGATGGTGAGGAAACTGTTTACAGTGCCGCCGAAATTTGGCGCATGATTTTTGACAGCAAAAATCCCTGGATACTCACAGCCAATGGTACAATTTTTACTTACGAAAAGGAAGCAGTGATTCCGGGATTGCTCAAGCGTTGGTATGCTGAACGTAAAGACATGCAGGCCAAACTCAAAGCATGCACAAACAAAGCCGATGAAGAGTACTGGGACAAGCGTCAGTTGGTCAAGAAAATTAACTTGAACAGTTTGTATGGTGCCATTCTTAATCCAGGCTGTAGGTTCTTTGACAAACGTATTGGGCAATCAACAACACTAACTGGTCGTGCAATTGCCAAGCACATGGATGCTTATGTCAACGAATGCATCACTGGCAAATATGATCACACTGGCGAAACAATCATCTATGGTGACACTGACAGTTGCTATTTTTCAGCTTGGTCAGTGTTGAAGAAAGAAGTCGATGAAGGTCGTATGGAATGGAGCAGAGAAACTTGTATTGCTTTATACGATTCGATTGCCGAACAGGTCAACATAAGTTTTCCAGGCTTCATGGAGCAGGCATTTCATTGCCCAAGGGACATGGGTAGTGTGATCAAAGGTGGTCGAGAATTGGTTGCCAGCAAGGGCTTGTTTATTACCAAGAAGCGTTATGCAGTAATGATCATTGACAAAGAAGGCAAACGTTCTGACGTCAACGGCAAACCTGGCAAGGTCAAGGCCATGGGCTTGGATTTGAAGCGCAGTGACACGCCCAAGGTGATTCAAGAGTTCTTGAGTGACATCTTGCACGATGTACTAACAGGCGCCAACAAAGATCAAGTTGTAGAAAAGATTCGCAATTTCAAATACTTGTTTAAAGAACGCCCGGGTTGGGAGAAAGGTTCGCCCAAGCGTGTGAACAACTTGACCAAGTATTCAGCAGAAGAAGCAAAACAAGGCAAAGCCAACATGCCTGGACACGTTCGTGCTGGCATGAACTGGAATACCATGCGTAGAATGAACTCAGACAACTATTCGATACAAATTGTAGATGGCATGAAAGTCATTGTATGCAAACTCAAAGACAATCCCTTGGGTTGGACCAGTATTGCTTACCCCACAGACGAATTGCACTTGCCAGCATGGTTTAAGGAATTACCATTTGATGACAGCGCCATGGAAGCCACTGTGATTGATGGCAAGATCGATAACTTATTGGGTGTGTTGGACTGGGGACTTGACTCTGCTACCAACACCGACAACACTTTCCAAAGCTTGTTTGATTTTGAATGAAAATTAGTACGTTAATCGATTACCTTGAAAAGTTGTCTGCTCTAGAACTCAGCGTGATACAGACACAGACGTTGCACAATTTAGATGTTGTTGCGCACATGGTACAATCAAGTCCAGTGCAATACAACGAAACGACACAACAACTAAATGCTAATCTTGCCAACGTTGGTGTGCATGTGTCAGAATTTTTAGCCACTGTGGCCAAGCTCAAGCAACAGGTAATTGCCAACATAGAGCAACTAGAACCTAAATATCTGGCGGACAGTTATCAATTGTATTCAAAAGCCATGGTAAATGATCTCACAGGCTATGTACTTGATCGTAGGCCTGTGTTGACACAAGACATGGAGTCTTTGATACGTGCTCGTATAATGGTGCACAGTGATTGGCATCATGCAGGCTTGATCATACGACCTGGATTGGAAAATTGGATTGATGACCTAGTGGCATTGGATCCCATGTACATTGCCGACATACGTGATGATTTGCTAGACCCAGCATGGAAAAAGTTTAATCCTGACTATCAACGCAGAATTAGAAAATACATAATCAAAGAAGCCGTGGACCAACCCATACTAGGTGCATTACCAACTTCACAATTTGGGTTTATTTTGGTGTACAATTACTTTGAATACAAAGCATTTGAAATAGTAAAACGATTTCTTGATGAGATATATGATTGTTTAAAACCTGGGGGTACTGTGGCTTTTACTTTTAACAACTGTGATCGCCCTGGGGCGGTTGAATTGTCCGAAAGGAGTTTCAAATGTTACACTCCCGGAAGATTGGTTCTTTCGGGTGCCAGGGAAAAAGGATACGAAATAGTGAACACATTCAACGTTGATGCTGCCGTAACTTGGGTAGAACTACGACGACCAGGTGAGCTTAAAAGTTTACGTGGTGGCCAGTCATTGGCCAGAATAATAGCGAAACCCGCAAATAACCTATATAATTAATCAATTGGAGGACTTATGAGAGATTATCTTTTAGACTTAGTACAACACACTTATGACCTTGGCTGTATTTCCGCAGTAAAAGTCACAGGTAGTGATCAATCCACATCAGTGGATGCCGTAGCAGACGATCGCACTGTGGTGCTGTCTGCAACATTCCATTCACCCATGCC